TCAACTCCTTCACACACAAGGGCGCCTAATCGACCTTCGTTACGCCCTGTGCCTTCTTCCACCGCAACTACTTCCAGGTCAACGGTAATGTTTGGCTTCCATTTAAGCCAATGTGTTGTGCGCCTACACTCATATGGAGCATTAGCGTCTTTAATCATAATTCCTTCGTAACCTTGGGCTACACACTCATCAGCATAGCGATGCATAACATCTATACCTTGGCCTGTGCTTAAATCGACACGCATATCTGGTTCTACTCGAAGATTAGGTTGTTCTTCAATGCGTCCTTTTAATGCTCGTAATGTCTCTGTACGCACACTCTGCTTTACTCGACTTACGCCTTGAATAAACCCACCATAGTTAAGAATATCAAAAATATGGAAGCGGCTGTCTGAAGCATCAGCATTATATTTGCGATGTGCTTGCTTCATAAGCGTTTGGAAATCATCGCTCATCATTTCGCCGTCGAGCACAAAATTAGGTGTGCTCATAACGTTTTGAATAACTGGCATTACCTTTTGTATCTGCGGAATAATGTGGTTGAAGTTTTCAAACACTTTTCCATTACGACTGTGGATACGCACAGTACCGTGAACGCATAGTACAATTACACGCACACCGTCAAGTTTGCGTTGTAGAATTTTGTCACCGGTCATCTTGCTTTCTTGTTTAGCAGAATCTGTAGCAAGCTGACATTCAAATACAGGAATTTCTAGGTCCGTGCCTTTTAAATATTTGTTGAATGTTTTTAGTGTAGCACCTACACGCAAATCTTTTTGAATTACAGGAGCACAAAAATCATTCCATTGTTCTGAATCGAAACGTTCAGACATACGTTCTATTTCAAAATGTGCTTCGTTTCCGGTAACGTTGCGATCGCTTAAACTTGCTAACAATTTTTGAAAATCAACCCACGGATTTTCCTGGTTGGTTAATCCTTTTGTAGTAGGTACCTTCTTGACGTTATAAGTTAGAAATGGACTATACGCAGCAAACGCACCAAACAAAAACCACTCGGCTGATTGATCACCTAACTTACGTGCTGCTATTGCTTGTTCGATAACCTTTTCTTTGTGGATACGACTATTGCTCTCATTGAGCTTATGGATCCAGGACGCTGGCATATTAACCTACTTTAATGTCTTGTACCGCTTCGCGGAATGAGTCAGAAGTTACTTGTTGATCTAAATACTTAATAGTCCATAATCCTTTCTTTGGATCGTGTACTGCGCTCATGCCATATTGTGCCATAATACGAATTGCTTCTTTATGTGTAATGCGAGCTTTGCTATAACGAACATCAGTTGTATCGCAGCAAATTTCATGTGGATCGCATTCAATACACACTCCTGGAATTTGATTTGCGAATAATTTAAACAAATCCTTAAAGAATTTTACAATAATGCCAAGTAATTTTTTTAAGAATGTCATATTAGTCCTTTTAATCAATATTAATATTAGATAGCGCAGATTCTACAGTATATTGCCCTGTTGTAATATCTGCAGCTGCTGATGTTTGGCTTGATGTGTTAATGATATTGTCTAATCCAATGCCGGATGTTTGTAAGGTGTTCATATTTCTACCTTCTCGTAGCGCACCAATTATCGCTTGTCCTGCCTGTGTAGAAATATCTGCCATTTTTTCTAATATTTCTCCAGGTCCACGATATTCGTTTTGTCTAGCATAGGTGTGTAAATTTTGAACCAGACTAATTAAACTCTGCTTATTACTAGGAGTTTCAGCAAAAACAACACCTGCTTCTGCTAGTGTTGATAGTTCTGTTTTTATTTGGTTTGCAATCACATTATAATTAGTATTAATCGCTGCTACTTCAGTTGGATAATTTGTTGTAATTGTAGAAATATATCCCGATGCCGCACTTAATATAGCATTAGCACCAGTTGGATAATCAGTATATGTTCCTGCTCCTGGTTCGTGCCCTGGAATAATTGCGTAAGTCGTTGGATCTTCTTCACTGGTACCCAAATGTGGGACACCATAATAATCTTCTAAGAATCTACGTAATACTACAAAAGCGTTAGCTAAATCATTTAACGCTCCGTTACTAGTTAAACTATTTAAATTTTCAATTACCACAGCAAACGCATCGTTGTGTACAATCCCCGACGGAGTTCCTATACCATCACTTAAATAATATCGTCCGTTAGTTCCGTTGCCAGTTCCAAACGTACCAGTAAAATATGATTTTACACTATCTGGTACTGGTTTGTCAAGTGAATTAATTAAATCTAATCCTTGGTTAGTTTCAATTTGACGCGACAATGTTCCAAGATCTCTAGCAGTTAAATTTTTGATTCCTTTGATTTGCTGGAGCGATCTTCTCATCGCAGCATTTGCATCAGCAATATCATGTGGAATTACACTATAAAATTCCTTGCCGATACCAGCAAATCTAGAATTCACTGACGCATTAGCATCAGAATAAATTGCTTTATACTCTGATTTTATAGGACTAGTTAATGTGCGAAATGATGTTGGAAATATTTTGCTGGTGTTTAGCACGTCGGCTAATGTTGTTATTTTGCTATTATCAATAAGCAAAGTTTCTAGTAATATTGATAATTTATTACCAGTAACTGCTTTAAAGGCATCATAGCATTTCTTTTGTACAATTAACGGTAAACTATCGTATGTACCAAGTGAAGAAATTTTAAGTATTAACCCATCGACTGAAACTCCTGCTTCATTGAGTTCTGTGGAAATATATTTTAATAGTCCAAGTTCGTACAATCTAAGTATAAGAGATTCTGGAGTTCCATACTTTTCAACTTTAGACAAATCTAATAAACGTCCGGTGTTAATTAAATCGTTACCAAATGCTGCAGTTGCTCGGCTAACTCCGCTGATGTTACCGGTAATAAGATTATCCATATCCGTAAATGTTGGCCCAAGGAACTCTTGTGATAATTCAGCACTACCAATCAACTGACCTGACCCTTCGGTTAATACCATTACCGAATACATTTGCACAACAAATTTACTTAAATCTCCGTTACCTAAAATATTATTAGAATGGCTCTCAATGATATTAGTTAATCGAGCACCGCCTGGTACATTAGTTGGAATTGATTCTTCGAGATCGCTAGAGCCTCCGTCTGCAGTTGGAGTAGTGTCTGGAGCATAATCATCAATTGACGCTGCTGTGCTTGGAATTGTATTACAAAAGGCCGGAACCGTATTGGCGGCGAACGTTTGAAAATTTGCCTTGCCAGATGATGCGCTAAGAGCCAACGCAAATTCACGTACTACATTAATGTTGGTATATGTGGTAATATTTGACGTCAGCGTAGAATTTATACCGAGTCCTGTGTTTTGTAACAAACCTTCGCCGGCAATTAACATCAATGGGCTTGTTGATCCTAACATTACGGTCCTACAATAACGTTAACGCTACCTGTTGCTCTAGAATGCCCACATGTGTCTGGACTACCTACATATACAATAGGCATTCCTCCGGCAAGAACAGTTGTAGAGCCTATTGTTGTTGAAGCTCCACAATGCGCTCCACAACCTTTTGCTCCGCAGCAAGGATGAGGTGTAACCCCCGATCCTGGTGGAACTACCGGCCGGCCATTGGCTAATACCGTTGTGATTCCCCGAGTAGCTACTCCCCCGGCTGAATTCGTGTCACCTACTCTAACTACTAGTGGCATATTATCCTGTAATAATCTTCTTAGACGGTGTTGAAATACCAGTTACTGCCTGAGTATATGCTGAAATAACATCATCGCTAGTTTCAGCCACCATCGTTACGTTTTTAGTATTTATCGTAACTTTTGTAGTGGGTAATACAGTAAACATACTTGGAATCATTTGTACTCCTTGTGGAGTCATTGCTACACTTACTGCGTGATCAAGAACAATTACATCAGCACCTTGCGACGTAACCTTACCAACTACCTCTTCTCCAGAAGTCACCTTAAAACTATAAATTTCACCTGTTTTTAAATCGTTCATTTTAACCTTCTAGTAATTGCTGAACACCGGTTTTACCAATACTTTGTAAACCATTGAATCCACCTTGAAGTAAATTGTCGTTTACATAAATTTGTGGGACTGCTCTGTGGCCTTCGCCTAA